CGATTGTTCAAAAAAGTGTTTCCATTGACAGCACTCAAACGCGGGTCAGCCTTAATAGTCGAACTGTTGTCGTGAGCCAAAGAAATATCAATCCGACGAACCGCCACACCTGCACGCTCGGCTCGGCGTAAATAATCGTTGTCTTCAAAATAGGCTGGGTAAAGTGCCTCATCAAACAAACCCACACGCCTCACAGCGTCGTCACCGAGCGAAAACACATGCCAATGGGGAAACATGTTAGACAGCACTATCTCGTCCCTACGGGCGTCACAAAGCCTCTCAAGGGCACCCGCCCCAAACACGGCATCGTTAGACGCAATAACCCACTTTGGTGCGTGCGGAAACAGTTTCACCCCAAGATTCCACGAACCAGACACCCCAAGGTTCGCAGGCAACGGCAAAATGTGAGAGTTCAAAACAAAATCGGGAAACCGTAACCTGTCAACATCCCCACCGTTATCAATGATGAGAAGGTCAGCGACAGGGAAATCAATCGAGTCCAACATTCGCTGGAGCAAGTCATAACGGTTCAACACGGGAACAACCATCACCGGAATCATCAGACGCCCCCAAACTTGTGTCCCTCAAGGTTCAGATTGATGAACGGGTTCAACGAATACACCGTCACCCCGTAATGTTCTACCAGCCAATCCTTCATGAGCTTATGGTGGGCGTTGTATAGCGTCCAGGGTTTGTGGCCGTCCACCGGGTAAGCGTCGACACGGTGTGCGTCGTCAAGGGTCCCACAGTCAGCCCCCACGAGAATAATGTGATGCGCCCCCAAGTGCGCCGCTAAATGCATTGCACCGTGAAGGCTTGATGACCCATAGGCGAGACTGTCCGGTCGTGGCGGGTTCCTGGTGTTCGGGTTCCAAGACGAACCCGGAGGGGCGTAAGAATCTTGGTCAGCGAACACAGCGTTGTCTAACCATTCCCACGCCCAAGGTTGTTGCGTGTTCGTGTCCTTCGTCAACGTCACAACCGTCCCAGACTTTGTGTGCAAATCAAACGCGACCTGGTGGTAATGGCTGAACATGTAATCAGGGAAAACGCCGACACTGTCCGCGGAATAGTTTGTCGACACCACAAGTTTGTTGCTAAAGAAAGACCTCTCCAAGAAGTTCAATGACGGACCAGAACCCAACACCCAAACAGTGTCCCCAAGGTGGCGGTCCTTCAGGTCAGCTAGGTCCACCGAAGTAACCTTTGAAGAATGGCATCCAATACTTAGCCCACACCTTTTCCACGTCATACTGTTTCGCGAACTTGATGGACTCCAGGCTGATGCCTCGCGGTGCCTCATGAGCTAACTCCAACGCTGACACCAACGAACCAATCAGCGGGATGTTATACCAAGATTTCTGCGGTTCGTCATAGAACGGTTGCCCCTCAATAATCCAAGAATCAGGTCCAGCCAAATCCTGTGATGCCGTCCAACCCGACGTGATGACACGGGTCCCACATGCCTGCGCCTCAATCGTCGTCACCCCGAACCCTTCCCCCATCGTCGCGTTCAACAACACATCCGATGCGGTATACAACGCGGCCAAGTGTTCCTGCGGGTACCCAATGCGCAACGTGGCAGAGTCCGCAACAATCACCGAAGTGTCATCCAACCCAACCGAAGAAATCAGGGCAGGGATGTCGAACCCTCCAAACGCTGCGGTGGCTTCCATATGCAAATACAGTTTGGCGTTCTTGACTTTCTGCCTCAACACACTGAAAGACATTATCTGCTCGGCTAACGCCTTGCGGTGGAGAATCCCGTTCGACTTATTCGCCGCCACAATCGAGACCAAGAAATCGTCATCTTTGATTCCCATGAACTGTCGGGTCGGCACACCATTGATTTCGTGTGTCGGCAGGAACACCGACGTGTCCACAGAATGCGGGCAATACGTTGAATCAATCTTGCGCGCCTCCAACATCCGTTGACCGTGCAACGACATCGTGACCGGGGTGACGTTATCTTTCCGCAACATCGCCTCAACAAGTGGAGGCATTGTCACATGGTCGATAGGGACATAGGCGATGATGTTCCCATCAAACTTCATGTTCTTGTAAACCCAAATGTCATACAAAGTCATGACAGCGTTTTTCACACCAGGGAAATCCTTCGCGAAATCCTCATGCCACAAAGGAATAACATCGTCCGAATACGGACGGAACCCCTTCGGGTAATGCTTCACATGACCATGCGGGGTCTTCAACGTTTCAAACGAACCCTCCAACCCATAGTTCGACAACGCCGCCACCCCCATACCGTGACGTTTCATCCGGTCCACAAGATACTTCGCCTGCACCCCGTAACCTGTTGCCGAGCCTGGACTATTAGACGCCAAACTCACGACGCCATTTATTTTCTCAACTTTAGACATGCCCCCCAGCATAGCGAAAACCCCCGCCACCTAACGAAAGGCGACGGGGGTTTCCGGGGTAATGGCTAGGCCATCTTCAGGTACTTGATGCTTGTTGCGTCGCCCACGCCTGCGGCGAGACGGTACACAAAGCGGTACGTGGTGATGTCCTGGTTGAATGCGTAGTCTGGGGAGACTGCAACATCAAGACCAGTGGTCGCAACCTTCACCGAGCTGAAGTCTCCGAAGAAGACTGGCTTGGTTCCGGTAGCAATAGATGCGGCGGCTGGTTGCTCCAGAACGGGGTAACCGAGGATGGTCGAAGGACCACCGGCAACCACGTCGAGGATGTAACGGCCTTCGCCGTCCTTTAGCTTGCGGATAGCGGAAAGGGTGCTTCCGTTCACAACAAACGCTGCGGACATTGCGCGAACAGCCCCGTCGACACTGAAGACCAGGTCGATGAGTTCGTCAGCGGTAATGGCGGTGCTGGTTCCTGCGGTCACACCGGAGCCAGCGACAGCGGTGACGGCTGCGTGGATGACGGCGTTCGCGCGGGTTCCGATTGCATTCCCCGCCTGGTCAGCGATGACACCTTCGATGTCTACACCAGAGTCGGTGAGCAGTTCGTTAGCAATTCCAACCAAGAATGCTTGCTTTTCTGGCTGGAGGAGGATGCTAGAGAACGTAGGCTCCGATGCGTCGATTGCAGAACCGGCAGCGAACTCTGCTGCGGTGCTGTAAGCGGTCATCGTGGGGATGCGCAAGTCCGAACCGGAAGTGCGGTTGAAGACCTCTGCGACGTCGAGGTAGGGTCCGACGAGGCGGGCCTTCATCATGACGCGGTCGAGGAAGTCAACGGGGACAGTGTTCACCGAGGGGACCAAGGTTGCACGGGCTTCACCGGAAGGGTTGAAGGTGTGTCCACGGAGTTCGCCGTCTGCAAGCGCACGGAAAATTTGTGCGTCTGTACGGGCTTCCTCTACGGGTACGAAACCACGGGCGGCCAAAGATGCTTCGGTTGCGCGTGATTCGTTACGGGTTGCTACTGCAATGGCTTCATCGTGACGTGCAATGTCGCCTTCGATGTTTTCAATTTTGCGAAGTTCTTCAGCGTCGAGGCCGCGTCCTTCAGATTCTGCGTGGTCGAGGACCTCGCGCACCTGGTGGATGAGGTTCGCACGCGCTTCTTCGCTGTTGCGAATGAATGACATGTGAATTGTCTCCTAGTTATTTTCGGATTGGATTCAGTGGCGATTGACGCTCAACTTTCCGGCAGAGAGTGACTCACATCCGGTCCTTCTATTGTAGTTTGTGTGCTGTCTTTAGCTCCGTGGAGCTGTGGGGAGTCGAACCCCAGTCCGACAAGTTGCCCTCACAGGTTTTTTCTTGTCGTCGAAACCATCCAGCCCCACACCTATTTTAGGGCAAAGAAACCCCGGCCATCGGGAAGGGCGACAGCCGGGGCGACCCGTCCTTAGCGTATTTCTTTTGCCTTCATGACGCGGGTCTCTTTCATTGGCTCCTCATCGAGCGCGACAACCGCGCGAGCCATAGCCGCCGACAAATCCCTCACCACCCCAGAATCAGGGTTCCCCGCAACCTTCAAAATAGCGCGGCGCACGTCTTCAAATGTAGCCATCAGTACCTCTCCAACAATTCGAGTTTCTTTTTCTTCAAAGCCAAAAGCCCAAGGTCCCCAACAATTTCGGGTTCCTTGTCTTCAGGTTTCAGTTCATCCACAACACGGGACAACAGTGCAGCCTCATCGGAGGACAACTCGTCACCGGATTCAATCTTCAACAAAGCGTCTGCGAGTTCGTCAACATCAACCTGTGCGCGTTGCGCAACACGGTCCAGGCCACGCATGGACACAGTCCCCGCGGTGCCCTGAT